CAACCAAATGGCTGGCTTTAACTTGTCTAAACCTTATGTCGAGTCGATGTATAAAGGATCGCAGGATCAGCTCCAGCGCGTCCGAGACATAGGCAACTACCAAGGTCAAACATTGGCTGGGTTTAACCCCTATTCACAGCAGGGCTTTAATTACTTAGGTAACACCGCCCAACAATCCATGGATCAGCCTGGTAACATGATGCGAACAGCAGGAGGCTTTGCTGACAATGCTTCTAGTTTGTATAATCAAGCTGCAAACGGTCAGACCCTAGCCAACGCGACTGCATATGCCACCAACCCTGCCAACTATGCTTCTCTTTTAGATGCAGCAATGCGCGATGACACGCGCAGACTGCAAGAGCAGACGCTTCCTGGTATCAACCAGTCTGCTATGGCTACCAACAACGCCAACGGCTCTCGCGCTGCTGTTGCTGATGCAATTGCTTTGCGCGGTTACGATGATCGTCGGGCTGATGTCGGGGCTAACATTCAACAGCAACTGATGGATCGCAGCATTCAACAGCAAAACCAAGATTATTCTAATGCAGTCTCGGCTAACAACAATCTTGCTTCGATTTACGGCAACGCATTCGGTATGCAAGGTCAAATCGGCGACCGCATGACGGGTGCAGGTGCTGCACTACAGGCGCGTGAAGCTGCTGAGCTCCAAGACGAAAGAAGCCGCTTCGAGCAGTTCCGTGATTATGAGATGGATCAGTATATCAAGTATAACGCTGGCATTCTCAACAACGCACAAATGCAATCACCTCAGAACCCTGTCGTTAACACTGTTGACCCGACCGCTGCAGCTATTGGCGGCGCAATGTCTGCCTATGGTTTAGCCGGTGGTTTCAACCCAAAACCCGCGCCTGGAGCTGGAATGGCTTCATCCTACTACGGTCCAAGCTTCGGTAATTTATCACAGAACCAGCAAAACAAGCTGACCACTCAAGGTGAGTTTGGCGGAATGAGCTGGTCTGATCCATTTGCAGGAGGTAACTAAGATGCCAATCCAATTCATCCCCATGCTTGGTGCGGCTGCAAAAGGCCTAGGCCTCTTCGGCGCAGGTAGCGCAGGTCTCTACGGTGCCGCGCAAGGCATTGGAGCTCTTTCGAGAGGACCAGAACAACAACCCTCCAATGTCCCACCAGCGTTGCAGCCAGGTTTGGCACCTTCAATGCCTATGTTAACCGGCCCATCGTCAATGGCTCGCTACGGTGTGCCAATGGCACCAGTGCCGCCGAAGCAAAACATCGGAACTAACGAGATGCTTGCACGAGCTGGCGGCGCGATTATGGCGAATGCCTCAAAGGGAGGCCCCGCTGCTTATGGTGCAGGTCTCGAGGCCTATGGCTCAATGATGGACCAAAACCGCGAGCTAGAGCGGCAAAGTGCTGTCGATCAGTACAATGCTGCCGCCGCCCAACAAAGTGCTCTTGGAAAGATGAAGCCTCCTGTCGCACCTCTGGGTGCCAATTACACCAATGCAGCTTTAATGGCGATCGAGAAGATCGAGAACGCTGTAGCATCTGGTGAAGAGTCCGGCATGAACCCGTTTGATGACGTTACAGGTTTAGCTGGCGCAGTTTTGAAGAATTTGCCTGGCTCTAACGCTAATGATGTGGCAGCCGCAATCGAGACTGTCGTGTCGTCGATTGGTTTTGATCGCTTGCAAGCCATGCGTGATGCCTCTCCGACCGGCGGGGCATTGGGTCAGGTATCCGAGCGCGAATTGGGTCAGCTCAACGCCTCTATCGGTAACTTGCGTCAGTCCCAATCACTGGGTCAGTTCAAATCCAACCTGGCTATCGTTAAGGCAAACCTTCAGCGCACTGTTTACTTCATGAACCTGCGCGTACAGGAGTACAACGCTCAAATGCAAGGCCTCGCACCTAGCTCCAATGTGAGTGTGCAGCAATTGTATAACAACTATACAGTCCAAGCTTCTGGCAGACCTGCACAACCGGCGCAACCTCAACAAGCTGCCGCTGCTACCCCCGCAGCTCCTGCTGCCTCACCGCAAGCAGTATCTGGTATAAGTGCTATGGCACCTGCCTCTCCTGCTGCTGCTACCCCCGCAGCTCCCCAGGGCACATCCTATACGACTGGCAACGGCGTAACTGTAACTCGCGTCCAGTAGCAGTCTAACTCCCTACCAATCATTCTAAGAGCGAGGTGCTTATAGATGGCAATCTATGAGATCAATGGTGCTCGTTATGAAATTGACGACACCAATCTGACTAAACAACAGCTCGACGGAGCTATTGAAGAGATCGCAGCCCAACCTCAAGACAGTGCTTTAGGATACAGTGTCGATCAGTTACAGATGATGATGGGTAAGGGTGCAGAGGCTCTGGGTGACCAGCTCGGCTTTGAGGGCTTAAAGAGCTTTGGTAGCAATGTAGTCGATCAACAGCAGCAAGACATTGCTCGTGGTAATTACCAAGCTCAATACACTGGATCACTCTTAGAACAAGATAGTATCGGCGATGCCGCTGGATGGCTCCTAGAAGGTATGCAAGCTAATGCTGCCTCTGGTGGATTTGCCCTAGCAGGTACCGCCGCCGCTGCCGTAGCTGGGCTTGTTAGCGCACCGGCAGCGTTACTTCTGGGAGGCGCAACCCTCGCTGGTTCCTTCTTAATGGGAACAGGCGAAAGCGCATTAGAACAAGAAGAAAAGACAGGAAGCTACGACAGCTCTGTTGCCTTAGGCACAGGCGCAATCATTGGCTTCTTAGATCGGTTCGGTGCCGGTCGCGTATTCGCGCCAAGCAAGCTAGGCAAGATGTCGGTCAAGGACCTGTATAAAGGCTTAGTCGCTGAGGGCTACACCGAGGCAGCTCAAGAAGTTGCAAAAGAAATCGGCAAGAAGGCCGTGACTGAGGGTGTAACCGAGGCAACACAAGAAGGCGCAATCATGGGCTCTGCCGCCAGCCAAGGTGGTCAGTACACAGCCGGTGAAGTAGGCAACCGCCTAGTCGATGCTGCCGCGCTCGGTACCGGCTTTGGTGGTACTGCCGCAACTGGTCAAGCTGCTGTGCAAGGCGCAGCTCAGGCGACCGGCTTTGCTAAGTCGTCTACACAGCGTCAAGCTGATAACGTCAACGGTGCCGCTGCAGCTTTACTTGATCGCGGTATGGAAACGGGCGACAAGGCTCTAATCGACAAGGCCAACGAGATTGGCTTTGCGGTTGAAGCTGCTAAGAACGGCGACACAGATCCTCTTAAGAAGCTTGCAATCGAAGAAGAAGCTGCACTGGATCCGACCGAGCTCGCTAAGGCTAGCTTTGCACACCGCTTGAATGAAATCATCGAAGATGGCCCAGCCGGTGGCGGGGAGTATGATGTAGACGAGCTGAACGTCGAAAGCCCGAATGGAGCTCGTTCATTGATCGAGGCAGCTCACGGGTCTATCGCTGGGCGCATTAATGAGCTTAAGGGCATACTAAAACAGGGAGGCACCCTGTCAGATGGCACTCAGTATGCCGGTCTCGACCCGAAGAATGCCACCACGTTTGAAGAGCTTATGTCGCGTGTCGAGGCGATGGTCGGCGTGAAAATGGCAAAGAACAAAGTCAAGAAGTCCATTACAAACAGCCAAATTGAGAAGGTCATAGAACTTGTAGGCGACACACAAGAAGGCAAAGAGCTGGTCAATCTGATCCGCGAAAGCCTCGTTATGACTGACGTACACAACCAAGGCTATGTTGGTGGCTTGAGCCAGTTCACTGAGAAGCTGAACCCGCTTGCCCCTACAGGAAGCTACAACACATCAGCAAACGTCCAGGCTGCAGTTCGTACTGCGCTGACTGCTGCAGGTGCTGCCGGTACTGGTGGTGTGTCACTACTCGCCCAAGCCGGTATCGTAGGCTTCGGTCGTTTCTATGACAGCGTTACAGGTGAGCGCAGCACAGTAGGTAAGTTCATTGCAGACAATGCGTCTGGCAATAGACTGCCTGAGCCAGGGCCCCCGAGCATCATTGAAGACCAGGCCGCAGTTCAACAACGTCAAGAACAAGCTGCCGCAGCTCTTCAGCCGATCATGGATCAGCAAGAGCAGGTATCAGGCGGTGCTGTCGCTCAGATCATGGATGTCGCTCAAGGCCGCTTAAACATCCCTATAACGAAGCAGGATTATGACACGGCTCTTGATGGTTTAATCGAGCGTATAACTGATCCTCAGGCCAAGCAGATCTTCCAAGACATCAAGGACCGCAAGTACGGCGATCAGATGCCGCAAGAGGCTATGGCTATTCTCACGCAAGAGATCATGGCTAATAAAGAAGGTGACGCACAGGCTGCACAAAACCGGCAGCGTGAATCCCAAGAAGCCATGATTGCTATGGCTCAACGTATGGCGATCGAGCAAGGCAAGGCCGACAACCGCGCAGCGGTAAACCAGCTTCTGGACCAGCTCAACTCTGACAACGTAATCAACAAAGGCCACAAGGCTCAGCTCCAAAGTGCTCTGGCAGGTACCTTCCTGCGTGACCTCGGTCGTGACCCGATGGCGACTGTCGAGAATACCATCAAGGATCTGCAGGACAATGGTGTGCCGCAAGAAGCGATCGACACCTACATCATGCCCTACGCCCAGCGCGTTGCAGGTCAGCAGGACGCTCGCCCTCAAGAGTTTATTGACGAAAGCAGGGTTTTAGATCCTATGGATTTAGGCGATGAGCGTAATGCAACAATCCTAGACATTTATCCAGACGACGATAACGCACAGGCTCCCTATAAAGCCAAGAGCTTGAAAGACGCAGCGGAGTGGCTGTTCGATAACCTATATGTACCGCATTATGGAACACGCGAGCCTCTCGAATACACGCCGGAGAACAAAGAGAAGATTGCGCGCAAGATGGTTGCAGAAGCCATGCGAGCTCTCGAGTCGGATAACAACGCTATCGGCTGGTATGATCGCACCCTGCGCCGCGCTAAATCAGTTCTCGGCCTGATTGAACCTTTGGCTGTGCAAAGTAATAACCCCGACACACTGACAGCGTTTAATGTTGCACTGGCAGTAACTTCTAACGGAACAGCCGTTACAGATAACTTCGAGTATGCTGTCGAGGCTTTTCGCTTTTACAAAGAGAATGACAAGTTCCCTGTGAAAGAGTGGAACAAGGGCGGTGAGCGGCGCAAGTCAATGCGCGATGCTTTCCAGTTCTTCAACGAGTATCAAAAGGCGCGATTGAATGATGAAAACCTTGCCCCAATAGGCGAGTTTCTCAGCTCAGACTACACAGTAAAACAGCTTGAGCAGGTTATCGCAGAGTTTAATGATGAATTTAACACAAACATCACAGTCCCAAGCTCGGAAGGTAAAGCTGTTGTCGTAAAGGGCAGCTACATTATGGGCCCGAAGATTGGACAGGGGTTCTACCAGAACCTTACAGGTAACTTCGACCCTCTCACGACAGACATCTGGTGGATGCGTATGTGGAACCGCATGGTCGGTCGCCCATTTGCTACACCTATGACTGATGCGAAGATGCAGGAAAACAGAGATAAGATTGCCTCTGAAATGAAAGCTGCAAAAGGCGATAACAAGCAGGTTATCGATGAAGCTCTCAAGGCAACAGGCGAGACCCGTAAAGGTTTGTACTCTGACCCTGATCGTTTCGATGCCTTTATTGGAGCTTTAGATAAAGCATGGCAGAGTTACTATAAGAAGTACCAGAAAGAAAACGGCAGGAACCCAGAAAAGCCTCAGCTCTTTAAATCAACAGGTACTCACGTTAAGAACATGGGGCCTCAGCTCCAAGAGCAGCCCAAGAATACCAGCGAGCGTATATTTATCCGCGACACTGTAAATCGGGTTAAAGAATTACTATCTCAACAAGGTATCGACATCGAAACGGCTGACTTTCAAGCCCTGATGTGGTATCCAGAGAAACGCCTGTTTAGGTCACTGGGTGTAAAAGGTGGTCGTGGTGAAGATAACGACTATCTAGATGCAGCCCGTATCTTAGCAGAGAAAGAAGGTATTTCGAATGACCAAATCGAAGAAGCACTCGCCGCAGCAGACCGAGGAACGGACGGAAACGATCCTGGGCCAGGTGCCGGAGGCCAAGATGGGCGCGTTTATCAAAGCCCTATCGAAGCTCAAACCCGTGACCTCTCCCAGCAGCCCGAGCTCCCAGGGATCCTCTCCCAGCGAGCAGGTGATAATTCCCAACCCGCCCAGCCCGTACAAGAAGTAGTAGTACCTACAACTCGTCAGGTTGCAGCGCAGGAAGAAAACGCCGCGCCTCTCTTTGAGGTAGGTAAGCCTGGCAGTGCGTATGAAAATGGTATTAAGAAAAGATCAGATCTTGAACGGCTAGCTAAAGCTCTTGGCATTGCTTTCAAAACTGTTTCGTCCATGGCAGGTATGAACCGAGAGGCGGGTAAAAACCTTAACAAGGGTGGTACTGCGTTAGGTTTTGCCTCAATATATAAGGGGGGTCAGCAAGCTCCCAAGATTGTTTTAATGGAGCCTGGTTACCCGAAGCGAACAAAGAACAAAGGCGCGCCGGTTCAAGACAAAGCATCGTTTATTACGGCACTCGCGCATGAAATCGCTCATGTTCTCGAGGCCCTGCCTATAGTAGAAGCTAAAACTGGAACTCCAGAATCCGTCTTAAAGGCTTATGATCCGCAAAGGGTAAAAAGCCCCATTGCCACAGACTTGTATAATGTCCATTCGGACTCGTTTAGGGATACTTTATTAGACCTTGTTAAGATGTCTAAGGGGAAGACCAAAGATAACTTTGAAAAGGCCGATCTAATTGTTAAAGAGATCGAGGACTTGCAAGACTTCGGTATGATCAATGTTGATGCCGGTGATGGAACACTTGTTCCTACATTTGTTAGGGGCCCGTTTGGGGCTGATCCAGCGGCTTACGCGGACGCTTCGACTGCAGCGTTTGAAGAATTGAAACAAGCAGAGATAGAAGCTGGAGCTGATCCTAGAAGGTTTTATAGCACCGCTGAATATCGGGCTAGGGCGTTTGAATCGAGCAGAAGGTTTCGAGACAGCTATACGCGCAACCCAGCCGAGTTTGCTGTAGATCCGATTTGGGTCTACATAATGGATCCTAAGTTTGCCAAAGAAACTATGCCAAACACTACAGAGTTCATTCGTTTGGCTCTAAACGATAGTGCCTTTAGCAGGGACACGATCAAGTTCTACTCATCACCTATGGCAACAATCATCGCCGCAGCGTTGGCGATACTCGCAGCCAATGGTGGTGAGGAACCAGAAGAGCAGCTAGTGGTGCCAGGCGCGTTGTCGCCACAAGGGCAGGGGGCTCTTTCGATTATCTAAAGCAAAAGGAAACACCATGTCTAAAAAGGTTTTAGCTGTACTGGCTAGCGGCTTAATGCTGTCGGCTTGCACTCATATCATCCCTAAAGAATGGCGAGCTCCTACTGTTGAAGAAAGAGGTCTGCAGTGGGCTAAAAGGCTCTGTACGCAATTTGGTCATACGCCTGGTCAGGTGCTTACCCAATGCATTGAGGACAGATACGACCAGTATCTACTCGATCACCAACGATGAGTAAAAAGAAGAAATACCCTCAGCGAGCTCCTAAAAAGAACTACTTTGCCGAGCTAGGCAAAACTGCTGAGGGCCGCGCTAAACGTGCGGAGTGGGCTAAAAAGCCTCGCAAGAACCCTGGCAGACCGGCTGGTGTCCCTCACGGCTACACGAAAGAGACCATTGAGCCGCTGCGAGCCAAAGCCAAACAAGAAGCAGAAAGGTTTGTACAGATCATGTCAGACAACGGCGAAGCCCCAGAAGATGATTTCGCTAAAGAAGCCCTCAAGACAGCGGTCGAAGTAATGCGCGTTCCTGGTGAAACCAGGGAGCGTCTTGCGGCGGCTAGGCTTGTCTTGGACTTCACTAAGCAGAAACCAGCATCAAAGTCCGATGTAACTATCGGCAAAGCAGAAGGCTTTTTAGAAGGCCTACTGGAGCAGGAAGAAGAGAGCACTACGGATGGACCAAAAGCTGCAGCAGATACGGAAGAAGCTATACACTAACTTCCCTTATTACGCTAACGCAGCTCTAAAGATCCGAACTAAGCAAGGTGACATCACCCCACTTAAGCTCAACCAAGCACAGGAGATACTCGACAAAGCAGTTCAAGCTCAGCTCGATACTGAAGGTAAGATCCGAGTAATCATTCTGAAGGCCCGACAGCAGGGTCTGTCCACCTACACGGGTGGCTACCTCTATTATTCAGTGTCGCAGCAGAAAGCACGAAAAGCGATGGTGGTTACACACCACGCTGATAGTACTCGGGCCCTGTTCGATATGACCAAGAGGTTTCATGAGCACTGCCCAGAGATACTTAAGCCCCATACTAAGTACTCAAGCAGAAGGGAATTGTCTTTTGATATACTTGACTCATCTTTCGTTGTTGCCACAGCGGGTGGCGACAGTGTCGGTCGCGGAGAGACACTTACACACGTTCACTGTTCAGAGCTTGCATTCTGGCCCAAGTCTAATGCTGAAGAGGTTTGGAACGGCTTGCTACAAGCGGTACCGAATGCTCCTGGCACTGCTGTATTCGTCGAGAGTACCGCGAATGGTGTAAGCGGCATCTACTACGATCTATGGCGAGGAGCTGTAGAGGGCAAGAACGGCTTTGTGCCGGTCTTCATACCTTGGTATGCGGATCCGACATATCGAGAGCCTGTGCCTGATAAGTTTGAGCGAACACCCGACGAGATGGATCTCGCCGATCTGTATGATCTGGATGATGAGCAGTTAATGTTTCGTCGCCGTAAAGTAGCTCAGAACGGGCTCGACCTGTTTAAGCAGGAATACCCCAGCGAACCTGAGGAAGCTTTCCTGACGACAGGTCGGCCCGTGTTTGACCTAGAGAAGCTGCAAAAGCACTTAAAAGAGACTAGGGATGTTGAAGAGCGTCTGGCCTTGGAAGGTGAAGACTTCGTCAAGCATATGCGAGGCGAGCTTACGACATATAGAAAGATAGACCCAGGCGAGCAGTACATTATAGGTGCGGATGTCGCCATGGGCGTGAGCCGAGGTGACTACTCAGTCGCCCAAGTCTTGGACAGTAAAAAGCGACAGGTCGCTACCTGGCGCGGCAGGGTTCACCCTGACTACTTTGCTGATGTTCTACGCGCTCTTGGTTATTTCTATAATGAGGCTAGAATTATAGTCGAGAACAACGGTCACGGCATCTTAACTTGTACGCGCTTGGGTAAGGATTACGCTTACCCTAACTTCTACACCGAAGTGCAGGTCGATAAGATTACCGACAAAGAGACAATCAAGCTTGGCTTCTCAACTACCGCAAGAACCAAGCCGCTCATTATTGACCAGCTTAGAGCTTCTCTTAGAGAGGACGAGCTGGAGATAAACGACAAAACAACACTAAGAGAAATGCTTACTTACATCGTCACCGACAGTGGTTCGATGGAAGCGGAGCCAGGCTGCTTTGATGATTGTGTGATGTCACTGGCACTCGCCAATCACATACATGAAGGCGCATGGGATCCAATCGATTCAACCGATGATTACTACGAGGATATGGTCTAAATGGCAGACATCAAATCATACAGTGAAATGTCCGACGCAGAGATCACTAAGATCGTTGAGACTAACATCCGCCGAAGCGTGGGTTATTACGACAGCGAGATCTCAACGGAACGCCGCAGAGTAATCGAGTATTACAACGGCAAGCTTCCCAAAGCCCCTGAGGGCAAAAGCAAGTATGTGTCTATGGACGTATACGACAGTGTCGAGGGTCTAAAGGCTAGCTTGCTAGAGACGTTTGCTGCTGGTAACCGCATTGTAAAGTTTGCGCCGCAAGGCCCAGAAGATGTGGCTAAAGCAGAAGTATGCAGTGCCTACACAGACTATGTCTGCTTCCGGCAGAATGATTTGTACTCTGTCATGAGCTCAGTAATCCACGATGGTCTCACCGCCCGGGCTGGTGTTGCCAAGGTTTACTTTGAGACCAGTGAAGAACAAGAAGAGCAAGAGTTCAGCAACCTTACACAAGACGAGCTGGACATGCTTTTGGCTGACGATGGTGTCGAGCTTGGTGACAGCGAGACGGACGACTTTGGTCTGATGAGTGGTAACGTATATGTTACCCGTGACACCAGCCAGGTTAAGATTGAAAACATCGCGCCGGAAGAGTTTCTAATCGAGCCTCAAGCTCGTGCGCTACACCCTGACTTCATTAACTTCTGTGCCCACCGCACTCGCAAGACACTCAGCGAGTTGCGTGACATGGGTTATGACGAAGACAAAATCAGCAAGCTTAGCGATGCCGATGGTGTCGAGATGGAAACAGATCCTGAAATCCTAGCTCGCCACGAAGGCACCGGCTCTGACCGAGGATTTAGTGCCGAAGGGTACCAAGACCAAGTACGTCAAGTGATGTGCTATGAAGCGTACATCCAGCTAGACAAAGAAGGCACCGGAACAGCTAGTCTTTATCGCGCCTTCATGGC